GCGTCCTTGGTTTCGTTCCAACGGCCTTCTAATAGTTGGGTTGTCATTTCTCTATTTTCCTTTTAATTAAAAGTTACTACTTCAGCCCTGCTAAACGTTTTAACTCGACAACATTGTTGTCTTCTGGTGTTTCAACGTCTGACTTAGCAGATTCTTTGTTACCAGTTACTTCTTTACCTTCTGCTAAAACAGACTTTTCGGCCTTAGTTTTAGTAGAGTTGTTAAGAACTGCTGGCAAATATTTGTCGTATGCAGATCTGAGTTTACCAGTCTGTACACTTTCGAGTAAGTCTGACATTACTGCCGCTTTCTCTTTGTTTAACGTACCAAGTAATTCATTAAGTGTGTCCTTGCGTTCACTACTTTCCTTGATCACTTGAATTTCACGTTCCTTAGATTCAACTAAAGAAGTTGTTTCTTCGAGTTGTTTTGCTTTTTCTGCAATCTCTGCTTCTTTAACAGCAAGGATGTCAGAAAGTTTTTTAAATTCTGCATTCTCATTTAAATGAGTACCTGCAAATTCGTTAGCAAACGCTTCAAAGATTCTACGTCCAAACATGTTCTCACGAGCAGTTTGAATGTCTTCTTTTAATTGAGTCAATTCTGACCCTAGATTTTCTGTTACTGTGTCTTTAACAAGTTTAGCACTGCGTTTAACAAATGCTTCTTTTAGTTCAGCAAGTTTAGTTTTTGCTTCTGCTACAAGTTTAACTTTTGTTTCAACTACTGCACGTTTATCTTGTTCAAACTCTTTAATTTCTTCTGCAAGAGCGTGGATTACAAATTTCTCTAGTTTAGCCATAGCCTCACCTTGAACTTTGCGATCTTTACGCAACTCATTGATCTCTTCAGCAAGTTTTGAAACAATAAATTGATCAAACTTTTCTGATTTTTCAACCATTTGTTGCTTGAATTTTACACGGTCTTCTGCAAGAGCCTGTTTCTCATCGGCGAACTCTTTAAGTTCAGCGGTGAGTGATTCAGTAACCATCTTGTCTAGAGCATCAACCATTACTTTCTTGTCATGATCGTAGCGACCAGCGAATTCATCACGCATTTCTGCACGAATCTCTTCTCTGGCTTCATTTAATTTAGATTCCCAAGCCTCATTGATTGCGGTTTGAGCCTCTTCATTAATGATTCCACTATCTAACAATGGTTTGATAGCATCTAACATTGTGATCTCCTATTTAATTTTAAGATCTTTGATTAAACGAGTTACCTCGTTTACCAAATACTTCTGCACTTTTTGATCAACACCGGCTTCGCGAGCCATTTCGAACATCTTAGCACCTCCACGCATATTCATCAGTCCTTCGTAAATCGCTGTTGGATACGCATTAGGGGCACTAGGCTGTGCCACTACATCTACTGTGACTATTTCAAAGTCACTAACTTTGCCGTCAGTTTCGTTGACATTACCACTGCCACGTGAACTAACACCTAGTTTCACACCACTCTCCAACATGGTCTTAACTAACGTACCCATTGGAGTTGGTAAAATCTTTAATTTGCCATAGCCGTTTGGTCCATCCATCCACATATCTGTAATCATGTGGCTAACACGGTCTAGGTTAATTTTCAAATCATCTGGGTGGTCTACTTCGCCTAAGACAGAGTAGCCACCGTTGATTTGTTCATTAAGTTGGGAAACAGCATCGGCAATTTCATTTACAGGATATACACGTTCATTGTGATTTTTAACACCACCTTGAATACATATACCTTTCATATATAAGTTCTTGCTTTTGCCGTCTTTACTATCTTCGGTTAAGATTTCCATCTTAGCCGCGTCAAAAGTCAAGTTCTCTTTTAAATATGATGCCATTGTGTTTTCCTAAATTATACTTTTTTAAGAGGTTGTGCTTTTGTATCAGCGTCAGTCATTTTCTCTGACTTAGGAGTTGGAGCACCTTTTTCTTCACCATGTGATGACTGTGGCTTAGCCTCAGCACCTTTTGCGCCACTGTTAGCCGCTACTGGTGATTTAGTTTGTGCACCTTCTTCTGAAGTTTTAGGTGCTGGTGCTTTTTCTTTGTACTCTTTAACAATCTCTTCTTTTGCTTCAGTTTCTTCTGCTTCTTCAACAGTTTCTTCAACAGTTTCTTCTGCTTCTTCAACAGTTTCTTCTTCAGCAACTTCTTCTGTTTCTTCGTGCATTTCTTCTGGCATTGGCATTTCCATTTCTGGTTCTTCAGCGTGTTCTGGTTCTTCTGCTTCGCCTGCC